TTCTTTACTTTGACGATAAAATCTGGAAAATACCTATGGCGTTTGCCATCCACAGGTGATATATAAGGGATTGCTAGCTCTTCTGATGCCCATGATATGACATTAGGTTCTTTATCTAACCATGTCATTACCCTTGCCTCCCATGACGAGCGATAAGTGATTTTGGTGTAATCACCCACGTACTTTTGTGGATTTTTTGGGGTAAACTTGCCGGTATATGCCATAAATAGTATGTATAATCAATTTTCAAAGAAAAAATAATGCCAATTATAGATTTAGTTGCTGTTTCTACTGGTGGATCAAAGCTTACAGAAGTCACTGGTCCATTGGGTATTTTAGAAGCCGATACGACAAAGTTATCACCATTAGTCTATCCGGCAGACTTAGGTTCTTCAACCAAGAATCACTATGTCAAATTCTCAATAAAACAGATTGTTCCTTCAGCACCTGTTAGTGGTTCAACAACAGCTGCATTGAAAAATGCTTACGATAAAATCACAACATGGAACTATCAACCAAACGTAACAGACTCTGTTGGTGTTATTTGTTTATATATGCCTGATACTTTGAATGCTTCTTATGATGCTTCATATGATGAACTGAGTGTCACTAATGATTTAGGCAAAGGTATTACAGCAATCCAAGGTATATCTACATATTTGAATAGTCCAAAAAGCGGAAAAAACACAGCAGGCCAAACTGGTTCTGATCCAGCCGCAATCGCTGCAGCGGCTTTAGGTGTTGGTACCTTATTGGACAAATTCAATTTAGGCGGTCAAGGTTTAGTTGATGTTGCATTACAAACACAAGGTTATGCAATCAATCCACAACTACAACTAATCTATCGTGGTGTCGGTTTTAGAAAGTTTCAATTGAATTTCTTGTTCACACCAAATACACAAGATGAAGCGAAAACCATAAATCAAATTATTGGAACATTTAAATATCATTTTGCACCACAGTTATTGACAACGACAGGTGCAGTCAGTGGCATGTTCTTTGTTCCGCCATCTTATTTTAACGTTGAGTTTATGTTCAACTATGGTGAGAATCAATTTTTACCAAGATATGGAGATTGTGTGTTGACGGACATCAATGTAGATTATGCACCTAACGGATTTGCAGCTCACAATGATGGTGCACCTGTTCAAACACAATTGACATTGAGCTTCCAAGAAATTGAGATTGTTACTAAGGCAAAAATTGCTGCTGGTTATGGTGCGGATAGTGCATTCGCAACCAGCACATCAACAGATACTGTCGCAGGATTACGTTAATGAAATACTTCCAACAGTTTCCAATCATCAAAATGACAGATTACAATGGCAATTATGTCAATGTAACAAATATAATGGAAAGAGTTGAACTTATTCCAAGTCTTTTAGATAATGCACTACTTTTTTACAATTACAATATCAAAGATAGTGACACTCCAGACATCATTTCACAAAAGTATTACAACGATAGTTATAGATACTGGATAACACTATATGGTGGTCAAATATTAGATCCAATTGGTGACTGGCCAATGCCACCAAACCTATTCAATGATTTTTTAATTGACAAATATGCAGGTGCTACGGCTAATTCACTCAACATTGCTGTTGCAAATGTTACCTCTTCACAGGTGTTAACGTATACACAAAACACCATATATCAGTATGTGGAGTCTATAACCACAATAGATTCTACATCTTCCGAATCGAACACTACGATTTACTATATTGATGAGGCTGCGTATAATAATACAGTTGTTGGCACCACAAACTCTTTGTTACCTTCTGGTGCAAGTGTAACACAAACAATCACAACATATCCACAATACATTTATGACTACGAGATTGAAACTAATGAAGCCAAAAGAAGCATTAACCTTGTAAATTCTAGTTATTCTGGTGCATTAGAAACACAATTGGCTGCATTGTTAAAGTAAAAAATGTCACAAGGAATTCTTAATACAAGGGACTATGACCTAAAGAGTCTGTTATTGCTAACACCCGTTGGCACAATTGAGCTACGTCTAATCATGAATGAAATATCATACCATGAAGACCTCTTTGGTGGTGTAATATCTGGTTATGTGATGGTGACAGAAGCGAATGCCTATGCAGAACTTTTGGCATTGAATGGTAATGAATATCTACAACTGATATTCAGTAAGTACGATGATCCTACAGACACAATCACTAAAAAGTTTCGTGTCTACAAGATGGACAAAAGAAAACTGGCTGCGAATATGTATACTGAAGTATATACGTTACAGTTTTGTTCTGAAGAATTGGTGATTTCTGAGCAATACAAGATTAGCAAATCATATCCAAACCAATCAGTAAGTACAGTCATAACCGACATCTGTATCAATGATTTGGGTATAAGTGGCAATAGGTTGAACATAGATGACTCTTATGGTATATACAGCTTCATTACACCAAACTTGAAACCACTCGATGCAATTAATTGGTTATCGAATTATGCTAGACCTATGCCACCATTTCTTGGTGCAGACATGATTTTTTATGAGAACAAAGATGGTTTTAACTTTAAATCTTTGCAAACTCTGACAGATGGCCAAGGTGTCACCATCTATAATACTTACAGATATGATCCAAAAAATGCAAACGAGAAGAACCTAACTGAAGAAGTGTTCAACGTAACGACTTATGAGATTTTAAACTCATATGACACATTGAATGCAGTCAATTCTGGTATGTTTGCAAATCAGTTGATATCGGTTGACATCGTTACAAGAAAGAAGATAACAACCAACTTTGATTACTTCCAATATTGGAACAATCCAGATTCTGGTGGTCTTAATAAGTTTCCAGTCACAAACAATTTACAGAATCGTTTTGGTGATAAGCTAAATGAAACAAGTCAAGCAACTTTGAAGTTGGTGTTCTCAAACTTTGACCAAGCCAACAATGAAGTTGTACAATCAAAGCCAGGTTCTGTTGCACAAAACATTTTTGCAGAGACCTACATACCATACAGAACAGCACAATTAGCGTTGGCAAACTATACAAGACTAAAGATATCTGTGCCTGGTGATCCAATGCTTACAGTCGGTACTATTATCAAGTTCGACTTGTTAACTAAGAATCCAGCTAGTTCAGATTTGGATATGTTCTATTCTGGTTTTTATTTGATTACTGCTGTGAGACACATGATTACACAAAATGATTTTAAAACTGTTTTGGAAATAGCCAAAGAAAGTGTTCGTACTCAATATCCAGATATAGATTCTGGTTCACCAACTTGGCAAAATGTTGTGGGTGGATAATGAAAGTAGTAAATAATTTTGCAGGTCTTAATGGTTTTTGTTGGTGGGTTGGTGCAGTCGAAGCAAGAGATGATCCACTTGGTCTAGGTCGTTGCCGTGTTCGTATATTTGGTTGGCACACAGACGATAAAAGTAAAATTCCTACCATAGAATTGCCTTGGGCACACCCAATGTACTCAATAAATACGGCCAAACAATTTCAACCATTGGAAATAAACGATTGGGTTGTAGGTTTCTTTATGGATGGTGAGAGCGGGCAGTTTCCTATAATGATGGGTGTTTTACCTGGTTTTGCAGCTGCTAATAGTGCAACATCATCTTCAGTAACAACATCAGCAACATCAACAGGAGGTTAATATGGCAACCGCATCAGACGCATTTGCAGGTGGCATAACATCTGCCGCAACTACTATATCAAACGCTGTAACAGGTGCTATCAATAATGCACAAAATAATGCAGCTGCGATAACTTCTACTTCTTTTCTTAATTTGACACCCACTAAAATATTAGATGGTGGCGCAGTGCTTGAAATCAAGTCACCAATTCTACCAAATGGTGGTTATTTCTATACAGCAGGTTCACAAACACTTCCAGGATTGTCAAGAGGTGCATTAAAAAATTCATCTCTATTGAATAACAACAATGACCTTTCACACGTTTGTGATTTCAAGTTTGACTTTTCTCTTGGTATTAGTATATCAGGACTCACAAACCCATTCACACAAATAGCAAATGCTATCAAGAATGGTAAAATGGCAGGTGCAAATGCAGTTCGAGCAGCTGTTGGCCAATTACAACAAGCATTTCGTGAAGGTTTAAAAGCATTATTAGCAGCCCTAAATCTTGATCCAACAGGCCAAATCTCCTTGACGATTTCTGTTAGTAAATCTCTTGTGAGACAATTAAATGCAATAACTGATCAGATTGCTCAGATTGCTTATGATGTTGCTTTGATTCAGAGTATTGCTACCAATTTAGAACAAATTGTTACATGGATTAAAAGTTTACCTGGCCAAATCCAAAAACTATTACAACAATGTTTGACAAACTTCCAAACATCTCTGACCAATACAAACAACACAATAAAGAATGCCACAAACATTAAGAACATTGTTAATAATATAGGACAACAAGCAAGTAATGCAGCTGCAGCTGAATCAGCAAACACGAGTGCTTCTATGATGGCTATTATTAATGGTACAGCCGGTACAGCGGCTATTACAAGTCTCATCAATTCGACAGTTGCATCTGCGCCACCATCATCTGGTGCAACACAAAAAACAGCGTCTAGTCCCTAAGGATATTGAATGGCAACACAACCAAGTTTCTTTACAGCATGGACAGAGCCTGAGTCGGCAGCTAATGCCACATATCAGCCTGTATTTCCTTACAACAATGCAACACAAACACCAAGTGGACATTCATTTGAGTTGGATGACACTCCTACAAGGGAACGTGTAAGACTGCAACACCGTTCAGGTACATTTATTGAGATGCATCCTAATGGTGATGAGGTGCATAAGGTGTATGGTGATGGGTATGAGATTACTATCAACAACAAAAATATGTTGGTTAAAGGCCGTCTAAAGATTGAGGTCCAAGGAGATTGTGAGATACATGTCCAAGGTGACTTAATAGAACAGATTGACGGTAATGTAGAACAACACATCAAAGGCAACTTTTCACAAGTTGTGGAAGGTGTCAGTAGTATGACCTCTCAAGGCGACATGATTATCAATGCAGCTGGCGGACTAACAGGTGGTTTGAAACTCAATACACCAGATTATATGCATCTTGGTGGAGACCTAACAGTAGATGGTGAAATTACTGCTGGTAAAATAACATCTTTAGGTCGAGTTGATGCTGTCGGTGGTATAAGTGCAGGTCTTCAAGGTATTGTTACTCTAGGCGGTGTTTCTGCTGGTTTACCTGTTGCAGTACCTGGAACAATTAGTGCTGCGGCTGAAGTAGATGCACCATTAGGCACGTTTGGCGTAATGAGTGCTATATGGGCATATGACACAGTAAACGTTAGCCTACATAATGCACATATACACGTTTCACCAAAAGGTCCAACTGGACCTCCTGTACCAACTGAAGTAGGAATTTAATATTATGAGCATTTATGCAAGATTGGGTTTCAATTCTAGTGACCCCGCAACTAACGCATTGTCTATGCCGTATTCAAGTAACGTAATGGTTCAAATGGACCTGTTACCTCCCTTGATTAAACCATGGCAAGCCAATGCAATTGGTAATAGTGCAGTATCTGGATTCTTTATGAATCCAGTGGCTAACGTCACTCAATCAATTTGGGATACATCCAACACATTGATTACTTTGACATCTGGTTTGACTGCTTCACCTGCAAACAATACTGTAAATACTGCAATGGCTAACGTATATGCCACTTCAACTGTATTATCTGCAAACTCAGCACAAACGTATTTGTATATAACAAATCGACAATCGAATGTCACTCCACCTAATTCCGATACAAGTACACCTCATTACAATACTGCTATTGCACAAGGTAAAATGTTATCTTACATAACTAGCCAATCGGATAACATATCAAACAGCTCGGTTATGTTAGGTAGTTTCACAAGTGTGACTTTAGGCAATACATTAGCTAATTTGTATAGTACAATGCACACTTTGACCAATATTTTGGCCAATACGATAACATATTCTACTGATCCAATAACTGGTGATCCTCACAACACAACAAATGTATCTGCGGCCAATGCTTCCGCATTACAAAATGTTGTTTCGACTGTTAATTTTGTTATGTCCTTCTATCCAGCACAGGATTCAGCGTTCTTTCAAAACTCAGCCAATGTATTGCACGACTATGGAACAGTTAGCCAATTTAATAACCTTGGCGCTTCACAAAATTACCTTTTGCAGAATTACATTGGTACGCCAACTCTTCTTACCAATTTGAACTCATAAATAAACAATGGCAAATGTACAGAAACTTTACTCCGACTTGGACTTAACCTTCAAGAAACTACCAGTAACTGGTGATGTTTCTTTGCGTTATGACGACCAGGCGGTGATTGCTTCTGTAAGGAATCTCTTGCTGACTAACTTTTATGAGAGGCCTTTTCAACCAAATTTAGGTTCCAACCTATCTGGATTGTTATTTGAGCCTGCAACAAACATCACTTCAAGTATTTTGGCCGATGAAATACGAAATGTCATTTCAAATTTTGAACCAAGAGCACAAATAAACAGTATCAATGTGACGCTTGCACCTGATAACAACAGTTTTAATGTTTTTATAAGTTTTTTTATTGGAAACAATACTACGCCAACGAATGTTAATCTTCTTCTTCAAAGGTCCAGATAATGGCATCTAATACAAATATACAAGTTGCTAGCTTAGACTTTAGTGGCATTAAGCAAAACTTCATCAATTACCTACAGAACCAACAGACATTTAAAGATTACAATTTTTCTGGTTCTGCATTGTCTACTTTACTGGATGTTTTAGCATACAACACACAATATAATGCTTTTTACTTAAATATGGTGGCCAATGAGATGTTCTTGGACTCCGCATTACAGCGTTCTTCTGTGGTTTCTCATGCTAAATTATTGAATTATGTACCACGTTCCGCTGTCGGTGCAGTTGCTGAAGTCAATATTGCATTTACTGGTGTGACAACTCCAACGTTTACCATACCAAAACATACCAACTTTTTGTCTGAAGCCATCGACAATGTAAACTATAACTATGTGACACTAGCTGATGCTACAGTACAGGTTACAGCAAATACTGCTGTGTTTACTGGTATTGAACTTAAACAAGGTACAGTCAAAAATTATACATTTACAGTCGATAGTACATCAAATCCAAAATACATCTTTGAGGTGCCTGATCCTAATATCGACACATCTACTTTGACTGTAAGTGTAAAACAATCGTCATCTAATTCTTCTTACACGGTTTTTAATCCGACAATAGATTATTTAAGTCTTACACCAACTGATCCTGTATATTTTTTACAAGAGGCGGTTGATGGCAACTATCAAATCTATTTTGGCGATGGCATCTTGGGACAAAAATTGTCAGATGGCAACCTTGTTCAAATCAATTATGTTTCAACCAAAGGCACAAAAGGTGGTCTAGCCAACTCATTCACATTGATGGATTCTGTTGCTGCTCACAATACTGTCACAGTAACTCCTTATTTGGCCGCAACTACTGGTGAAGATAAAGAAACTATTGATTCTATCAAGTACCAAGCACCCAAGGCATTTGCAGCTCAAGGTCGTGCAGTCACTAAGAACGATTATATCACATTGTTACAACAGAACAATCTAGGTATTTCGTTTGATGCAGTTTCTATTTGGGGTGGAGAAGAGAATGATCCTCCTGCATATGGCCAAGTCTTCATTTCTTTGAAACCAACTGGTGCATATGACTTAACGGATGTGCAAAAACAATTGATTGTTAATCAAGTCATTGCACCTTATAGTGTTTTGACTGTGAAGCCAACGATTGTAAATCCTGATTACACATATATCCGTCTATCTTCTAATGTATTGTTCAATCAATCACAGACAACATTGACGCCATCTGGAATACAAAGTTTGGTTCAACAGGCTGTATATGGTTATGCAGCCAATAACCTAAACACATTCAACTCTACGTTCAGTTCATATGACGTATTGAGTGCAATCAATAGTGCAGACAAGTCAATCATTACAAGTGATTTTGGTATCAACTTACAGAAGAAGTTCTATCCAACACTAGGTGCTTCACAAACATACACATTATATTACAACACATCGTTGAATCGTGGTATGTTCCAAAGTGGCGTGACAAGTTCTCCTGCCATGAGTTTTGTCGATCCTGCTAATAACATCAATACGATTCAAGGTGTTTTCATTGAAGAAATACCAACATCAACTGGCGGTGTTGATTCAATATCCATCTTAAATCCAGGTTTCAATTACTCAATCACACCAATAATAACAATTCAAGGTGATGGCACTGGTGCTACAGCAGTTGCTACAATCGTTAATGGAAGTATATCGGCCGTGACCGTGGCAAACACAGGTTCAGGTTATACAAGTGCTATTGCTACTGTTACTCCTGCATATGGCGACACAACAGGTACGAATGGTGCATTGATTGTTAACTTGCAAAACAAGTTTGGAACATTGAGAACATATTATAATGATACATTGAATGTTAAGACAGTATTGAATGCTAATGCAGGTACGATTGATTACAACAATGGTATTATAACACTGACCAATTTTAGTCCATTAGATATAAATAATAGCCTAGGTCAATTGACAATATCAACGACACCTACGACAACAATCATTTCTTCGTCATACAACAGAATTATCACAATTGATCCATACGATCCAGCAGCAATCAGCGTTACTGTCAATGCAAAAAGTTAAGTAAATGATACAGAGTAATCAAAAAACCTCGCTACTGGTACCATATCAGCTACCAAAATTTATAGCTGAAGATCCAAATTATTCTGTTTTTGTACTCTTCTTGCAGGCTTATTATGAGTGGATGGAGCAAGAGAATAATGTCCTAGACTATACGAAAAGTCTATTGACATACATGGACGTGGACACAACCACGCAAGAGTTTCTAAATTACTTTATCAATGACTTCATGTCATATTTTCCGCCAGATATTCTTGCGGATCAAACCAAAGTATTGAAAATTGCAAAACAGTTGTATCAATCAAAAGGTACACCTGCATCATATAAGTTTTTGTTCCGTGTTCTGTTTGATTCCGATTTTGACTATTTCGTTACTGGTGATACAGTACTGAAGGCTTCTGCCGGTACTTGGTATGTACCTAAAAGTGTTAGGTTGGAAACAATCGATCCAAACTTCTTGTACATCAACAATCTACGTTTGTTTGGCCAAACATCCAAATCAATTGCAACGGTAGAAAATTCAATTAGGTCTGGTACAAAAACAGAAGTTTTCATTTCTAACATTGAACGCCTTTTCCAATCTGGTGAGACTGTTACTGTTGTAGATTCCGCAAATCAACCAATATATTTCCTAAATGGTCAACAAGTACCTGCAGGAACATTGAATGCTGAGACACTAAGTGCAAAGATTGTTGGCCAGATTAGTCAAATCAATATCAATCCAATATATCGTGGCACATTGTATCAACCTGGCGATCCAGTAATTGTATACAATGGATTAAATTCAAATACACCAAATCCAATTGGTGCTACTGCTGTTGTGGGAACTACAACAACTGGTTCAATTCAAAACATTAATGTGTTGAATGGTGGTTACGGTTATACTTTTTCACCCAACACAAAAATTAATATTGCAAATGCACCAGGCGCCAATGCAATTATTGGTAACTTGAATCCTGCTGCAAACGGAGTATCTAACGTCACATACTTTGCAATTGATTCTATTGCAAACAAACATAGTATCACAATTGGCGCTACTGCATACAATTTTGCAAATCTTACTTCTGCCAATGCAAACACTTCATTAGCAAATGCATTGACATTCTTGTCATTCACGACCTATCCAATTTCTTCAGTAACTCTATTGAATGGTGGCGGTGGAATTTCTACTCCACCTTTAGTAACAGCAATTGCTGGACAACCATCAGACAGCTTAGACACTTCTAATAATGGTCCTGCCCTTTTAACGTCCGCAGGTATACTTGCACCAATTCAAATTATATCAGGTGGTGTTGGTTATCAAAACAATGACACCATTTTAATTAAAGGTGGCGGTGGTTATGGTGCCCATGCAAATGTGTTGAGTGTCAATGCAACAGGTGCAATTCAGACTGTTGGTTATGTTTATCCAAATCCAGATAGTCCTCATCATTATCCATTGGGTGGATTAGGTTATAGTGCATCTGTAACACCAAATGTAACAGTAGTTTCAGCAAACAATCAGGCGTCAAATGCTGTTCTTTACATTCCTGGCATTCTAGGATCAGGCGCCACATTCACTACTGTTACAAGTAGAGTCGGTTCTATATCTACAATCAACATCATTAATCCTGGTGAAGATTATGTTTCTGCACCTAATGTTTCTTTGTCTGTACAAGACATCGTGGTGTCAAATGTATCGATTGCTAACTTACCTAAGACTGGTGACATAGCATTCCAAGGTTCTAATGTTTCTACTGCATTGTATAAGGCTACAGTCAACAACATTACACTATTAGTTCCTAATGCAGACCCAACACAATCATTATACAATCTAAGGGTATTCAATTACACTAGCAGTCCAGGTCCAGGTAAAACAATCAATATTCTTGGCAAGAACATTCATTTGGCTTCACAGAACGTAGCATACAATTCATATTACAACTCTCATGGCGTAAGAACATATGGTGACGGACTTGCACAAGCTACAACTAAATTCTTGAATGGTTTGGTTGTTGGTGCAGGCCAATACTTGAATACAAGTGGTCAGGCCAGTTCTTATGATGTGTTACAAAGTTCAAAATACAACAATTTCACATATGAAATCACAGTCGAAAAAGAGATTGCAAAATATCGTGACGTATTGTTGAACTTATTGCATCCTGCCGGTATGCAAGTACTTGGACGTTTTGCTAT